AGCAATAAGAAACTAGACTACTGGTGCAAGGATGCAGTGTATCAAGAATATTTGATGGAACACTTGCGCAAAGAAGCAACACAGGATGCACTAGAGCGTAGTGTAAAGACCATGGAAGCATGGGCAGAAGAAAAGGCTAGTGTGTTTAACCATTACTTTTGTTATGTAAATGGCAATGTGTTAGTGCGAGACATAACCACAGGACGTATTAGCGCATGGATTGTGTTTAACTGTGACAGTGGACAAGTGGCACTAGACAAACTAAGCACAGAACAAATAGAAATGATATTTCCATATATTGATCCAGACTACTGGAAGCGTAAGTTTGTAGATTATTTTGCAGACACAGAATGGGTAAAGCATATATTGAAAGAGGCAGGACTATAATGTATGATATGCCAGATGTAGATATTGACTTCGCTGATCGCACACAATTACTTAAACATGTACGCGGTGTAGGTGCAAGACTTGAAAATGGTAATAAGCATAACACAGGTGTTTACTTTAATAGTATTCCACAAGCACACACTGGACTAGCAACATTAGATCATAAACGTGCAGAAGAACTAGGATACTTTAAACTAGACTTGCTAAATGTTGGTGTGTATACACATGTACGCAATGAACTACATCTGGTAGAACTTATGCGTGAGCCTACGTGGAATAAACTACATGACAGAGACTTTTTTGAACAATTAATACATGTAGGTAAGCACTTTGAAACGATGGCAAGAATGCCAGAGGATATAACAAGTATTCCTCGTATGGCAATGTTCCTTGCAGTTATACGCCCTGCTAAACGTCATCTAATAGGGCAAACATGGAGCGAAGTAGCAAAAACAATATGGCATAAAGCAGGACAAGACAGTTATAGTTTTAAGAAAAGTCACAGTGTAGCCTACGCACAACTAGTAGCAGTACACATGAACATATTAGAGGAAAGCAAATGAGCGACGACACACAACGCATGCAAGATATACAAAATGCACTAGTAGCACATATCCAAACACAATTAACCACAGACGAAGATTTTATGTATGTGGCTACTATGCTGCTAAAACACAGTATGGTATTATATAAAACATTTTTGGATGATGATCAGATACAAAAAATGCTTGCGCATGTAGCAGAAACAATTTCAGATGATTTGGATATTAAAGATTATACTATGTCTAACAATGACGGCGGTACTACACGCCACTAGCAATTACTACCAGTGCATAATAAGTAAGCACATGCAAGCATTGATCTAGTACATTTGTCCACCACCATGCTTCACTTCTAGCCTCAAATTTAAGATATCTATTTAAATGATGCTTGCCCCAGTCAATGTGCCAGTGTATTATATAATCAAGTATAGCAATTATTACTGCAATCTCTGGTACAAACCATAATGCAACGAACGCTGTTGCTAATCCGTGATGTAGATAATGTGTGTGTCCATCGCCGATCCAATGGTGCTTTTGTCTTGGACCTAGATATTGTTGACATCCTAGATCAACAATAAAATGTTTAATCATAAGCACTAAAAAGAATTCTATCATTTAACTTTTTTCACCAATTGTATGTTACGTCTTTTGCTACGTTTTTTTGCTAGATCAGCAATGCTTACTCTTGGACCCTTAACAACTTCTGTATCTCGGATGTTAAATGTAATTAATATACTGGCAAACTGTGCAAAGTCCTGTTTTAGAAACAAATTAATAGGAATCATTCTGTTACTTTCCCACCACCAAACATCTCCTAGTTCTAAAAAAGTAGATTTAAGATTATCAGGAATTCTAGCATAGTCATACATGCTGAGTACTGTATCATCTTGATTCTGTACTATTCCTACATATTCTTTACCACCATAAGTTACCAAACTCAAAAACGGATATTTTTCAAATATTTCTTCAGCAAGTGGCGGCATTTAATACTTTCGATAAATACAGTATGACTGTTACTACTGGATATTTATATGCACAAAAACACACTGCAGTAGTTACTGATACAGGAGTTAGCAACCTCATGAGCATGTTTTACACACCCAATATAAAAGTCTATCGTGGAATAGATAACTTTATTCGAATTGAGTTTAAGAATCGCGATCAAAAACGTGTAACTATGACAGATCATACAGCAAGTATTGTTATACTGGATAAAGAAAACAGTGTAGCATATGTCGAACGTGCGCTTACAGCAATAAATCCTAGCAAGGGTGTATTTGAGGCAAGCATCACCGAAAGTGATCTGCTTAACCTAGACAGTAAGTTTTACAGTTATGCACTTAAGGTGACTGATGGTGAAAGTCGTACAAGTCCTGCATATGCAGATGATAATTATCATGCCAATGGCACACTTGAAGTATGTGAGGGTGTGTATCCTATATTTGTAGAAAGCACTACAGAATCATTTGCTAGTGGTGATACAGGAAGCACAATAACAATTAAACCATATGTAAATCGCAACACAGCAATTCACACTGCACAAGTTTATTTTAGCAGTGCGTTTACAGGCACCCTGGAGATACAGGGCTCAATTAATCCAAGTAATAGTATTCAAAATGCTGATTTTACAACCATAGCAACAGAAACATACACTGCACAGAGTGATAATGCTTATGTAAATTTCACAGGCGTATACAGTGCAGTACGTTTTAAGCGCACAACTACTAGTGGAACATTGAGTCAAGTATTATATAGACCTTGAAGTTAATAGGATTTGGTTGCAGTTTTACCTACGGCAGTGAACTACAAAGTCTAGATATAGATCCCAATGACCATTGGGCAAACACTCAATACAGAGAAAGCAATGTTTGGTTAGGTCGCCTAGCAAATAAATTAGGATGCACCTGGGATAACCTTGCAGAGCCTGCTAACAGTAACTTTGCTATAGCACAGCAAGTAGCAGATTACTTTCTTAACACAAGAAATCCTGATGAAAAAATAGTTGTATGTGTTGGCTGGACAAATCGTACTAGAATGAGTTGGTATAGTGATCGCTGGGTGCATAATGGATTTGCAGGAGGCGAGCATGGATGGACTAGGAGTGCTCGCGAATGGGTTGCAAACTGCACTAGCGCAAGTCATGATATGTTTACTCATAATGCTAAACTAATGGTTAATAGTATATGTAGTGCAAATAACGTACAGTTATTACAATTTAATGCACTAGGTAGTCATAATCCCACAACATATCCTAATTATTTTTTAGGAGGAGCAAGCATGGATAGTACGCTTAAAAGAGCAATGCAGGATGATCCTAGACTAGACTTGGTTGCAAGTGGGGGGCATCCCAACGCTGCAGGACATGAATATTTTACAATTAGGTTGCATGATTTTGCAAAAGAACGTATAATATAACTGTTATGAATAGTATACAACAAGCAGTTATAGATGCCTTGCCTGGCAAGCAAAAGCGTACCACTAACGGATGGATTTCGTTTAATGCTGTATGTTGCCATCACAATGGCGAAAGCATGGACAAGCGTAGCAGAGGCGGTGTAATTACAAATGGTGATGCAGTAAGTTATCACTGCTTTAACTGCAACTTTAAAACAGGTTGGCAGCCCGGAAGACATATTAGTTTTAAAATGCGTAAACTACTGACGTGGTTAAACGTAGATGAAAACACACGACAGATGCTAAACATTGAAGCATTGCGTATAAAAGATACAGTGGTAGTGGACAGTGTTGAAGAAGAAAAGTTTGAAATAAAATTTAAATCTAGACCTTTGCCTGATAATACAGTAGCACTGACAGAAGCTCCGCAACACATACAAGACTATGTTCAACAACGAGGACTAGACACTGCGGATTTATTGTACAGCGATACTAAGCCTGCAGGCATGTGGAAACGTTTTATTATTCCTTGTACATATAAAAACAAACTAATCGGATANACTGCAAGAACAACTGATGAAAACAGTAAGCCAAAGTATCANAACAGTTACGATACTGGTTATGTATATGGCATGGACGATCAGTTGCCTAATGCAAAGTTTGTAATTGTTACTGAAGGNATATTAGATGCAATGTGTATAGGCGGTGTTGGTATATTAAGTAATAACGCTAGTGANACACANGCAGAAATTATAGACACACTTGCTCGTGAAGTTATACTAGTACCAGACAGAGACAGTGCAGGACAAAGNCTTATTGACGATGCACTTGAGTATGGATGGAGTGTTAGTTTCCCTGAATGGGAAAGAGATGTAAAGGATATAAACGATGCAGTTGTACGTTATGGAAAACTGTTTACACTAAAAAGTATCGTTGATGCAAAACAAACAATGAGTTTAAAAATTAATTTAATGAGAAAACGTCTTGGTTAGTCTACATTTAGAACCTACAAGCAGATGTACACTTGGTTGTCTTAGATGTGAACGCACAACGTTTATAGATAAATTTTCAAAAAAAAAGTTCAGTATTAACGATATAGATATAGATGCACTAGAACAATTTATAGATGTGCCAGTTGATAACATTAGCATTTGCGGCAATTTAGGTGATCCTATATATCATCGAGAATTTTTAAAGTTAATAAAAATGTTAACTAGTAAATGTGAACGTTTATCAATAGTTACAAACGGTAGTTACAAGAGTCGTAAATGGTGGAAAACTTTAAATAGCATACTACGTTCAGCAGATGAAGTAAGGTTTAGTATTGATGGCATCCCTGAAAATTTTACAGAATATAGAGTAAATGCAGACTGGGATAGTATACTAGTTGGTATCCAAGAATGTGTGCTAGGACCGGCTAGTACAGCGTGGAAATACATACCTTTTAGTTTTAATGAACATAGTGTAGAAAAGGCTAGAGAACTTAGTAAGTCACTTGGTATTGATAGATTTTGGATTACACCCAGTGATCGTTGGCTTATAAATGATCCACTTAAACCAACTGAATACACAGGACCTTCGGACACACTAAAACTGTCATATAAAAAAGAAGGTGTAAAAGACTTTGATATAGATCCAAAGTGCAAAGACAACAAACATCATTATATCAGTGCCGCCGGATATTATGTACCTTGTTGTTTTAGTTCGCACTATGAATTTTATTACAAAAATAGTTGGTGGAAGAATCGTGATAAACATAAAATAACAACAACTAAACTAAAAGAACAAATTAAGTACTTTGATGAATTCTATAGTACTATACAAACTGAACGCTATGACTATTGCGTTTTTAATTGTGGAAAGTGTCAATGAATATCTGGTTAAGTTTTGTTCCCGGCAGTGCTGCCAGCACCATAGAATTAATATTGCGTAGTTGTACAGATCTCAATACGTTACCTCTTAACGCAGATATTGCACTTAATAGACAAGATCCTAGTCTAGTAAATGGACACGGACATAAACAGTGGCATCCTTTAGATAAACATCAGTTAATGCATCCAAACTTTGAACCGGCAACTGATAATATATTTACACCCATAGTTCCTATGTTAGATTTTAAAGGAAAAGAAATATTTGAATACATTTCGCAAGAATATACAACTGAACAACGTTTTTTTTATCTAGGGCCTTGCAATCCTACTAGTATTGAGTTTGCACTAATTACTCAACAAAAGACTGGACTACTGGTGCAAGACCTAATAGAAGCATTGAAACCTGGAATGAAAAATTGGAATGAGAAAAAGTTAGATCATTGGGAATGGAGAGAATACTTTAGTTTAACCGTTCCGCAGTGGTGGTTATCAGAGATGAAAACTCAATGGGACTTGGCAAAAAGTTTAAGATTTTATTGTATTGACACACGGGATATATTTGATAATTTTAAAGAGATTAATCTCGAGGTTATACAGCATATTGGATGTAATATAGTTGATAACGATAGATTTGAACAAAAAATAAACGATTGGCAGTATGGTCAAAATAAAATTTGGCAACAATGGGAAAATTATGTACAATATAAAGATACTATACTAGACAAGGCTAATTACGATGTAGACTTGTTTGGAGACTTAGTTCTCGAAAGTTTAATACAATATCATTTGCGAGAACGTGGAATTGAATTAAAGTGTTATGGTTTAAATAAATTTCCTACTAGTGGAGAAATTAAAAAATATTATGAATAAAGAATATACAGCAGACTTACAAAAGTTATTTTTAGAAATGATGTTGCATGATGCACAGAACTTTGTGCGTGTACAGAACATCTATAACGTAGATAACTTTGATCGCAGTTTACATGATACTGCAGTGTTTGTAAAAGAACACAGTGACGAACATGGTGCATTACCTACTGCACAACAGATACAAGCAGTAACAGGTGTAGAACTAAAGCCTGTACCTGATATTAATGAAAGCCATAACGACTGGTTCCTTGTAGAGTTTGAAGGATTCACTAAGCGACAGGAACTAGAACGTGCTATTCTCAAGAGTGCAGACCTGCTTGAGAAAGGCGAATACGAACCAGTTGAAAAGATTATCAAAGACGCAGTGCAAATAAGTCTTACAAAAGACATGGGCACAGACTACTTTGAAGATCCGAGAGCAAGACTTATGGCTCTCAAAGACAATAACGGACAGATTAGCACAGGCTGGCCCGCTATGGATCGTAAACTGTTTGGCGGCATGAACAAAGGTGAACTCAATATTTTTGCAGGTGGATCAGGATCAGGTAAAAGTTTGTTTATGCAGAACCTAGCAGTTAACTGGGTAACACAAGGACTAAATGGTGTGTATTTGACACTGGAACTTAGCGAAGGTCTAAGTGCTATGCGTATTGATAGCATGCTTACAAATGTAAGCACCAAAGAGGTATTCAAAGACTTGGATACTGTTGAGATGAAAGTTAAGATGACAGGCAAGAAAGCAGGTAACTTGCAAATCAAATACATGCCAGCCCAGAGCAATGTTAATGATATTAGATCATTCTTAAAAGAACTACAAATAAAAAATAACTGGAGTGTAGACTTCTTGCTGATTGATTACTTGGATTTGCTTATGCCAGTAAGTGCTAAAGTAAGCCCAAGTGATCTGTTTGTCAAAGACAAGTATGTAAGTGAAGAACTACGCAACTTGGCTAAGGAACTAGACTGTGTGTTTGTTACAGCATCGCAGTTGAACAGAGGTGCAGTTGATGAAATAGAGTTTGATCATTCGCACATCAGTGGTGGACTTAGTAAAATTAACACAGCGGATAACGTGTTTGGTATCTTTACAAGTCGTGCAATGCGCGAGCGTGGTCGCTATCAGATACAGTTAATGAAAACTAGAAGTAGTAGCGGCGTTGGTCAAAAGATTGATCTGGAGTTTGACATTGAAAGTCTACGCATCCGAGACTTAGGTGAAGATGAAGAATACCAACAGTTTAAGAAACAGTCAAGCAGTATCTATGATCAACTTAAGAACAAAGATAATGGCGGCGTAGTTGATGCAGGCGATGATCCTGCAGGGAAGATCACCGCAAGTGTACAAAGCAGTAAACTAAAAAACATGCTTGCTGGACTTAAAACTAGTGACTAAGATACTGATCTAGTCTGTAGCCTTTTGCATCATAGCAATCAATATAACGAGCACCGTTGCTCATGCGTATCTTACCACTGCCTGCAACTACATCATGATCCCTGTAGCCAAACGGCTTCTTAATAGTTACATCCACATATTCGCCATTGTTTACACCCAGTGTTACAAATGTAACATAGCGTCCTTGTTCTCCTCGAAACACACGCCCATTGGCAACTAGCCCTGCAAAGTTTACTCTATCACCCCAGGTCTCCTGTACAAACATACTAGGCATAAATTCTGGTTGAGTCCAATAACCATAACGCTTGTATTGTTGTTGTGGTGTTTGTGTTATCCCGTTTTCATATCCCAAGTCACGCAGATCCCAGCCAGCATTTTTTGCTTCTGTTTTGTGTACCCAGCGTCTGTAACTACCTTGACAATGTTTAAGTGCGGCACGCCAAAACTCTTTTGGATTGTGTGCTTTGTTATAAGCAAGTGCCCATATAAGTCTACCTAAGTTTACAGCGTGTGCCCTACATAATCCAAAGTTACCCAGTCCATATAGTTCTTGTATAATCTCTTCTTTGTGTTCACTGTCGCCCATACGCTCCATAAACTGCATAACTTTTTGTTCGTCACGTTTTGCAAACGCACGACGATACATGTCTGCTTCATACATGTCACAGTTGATAAGTTTTGCTATTTTACGGATAGCATCATCTTCATATACGATAGTATCCTCTAGGCGTTGTTCAGTCCAGTCCTGGAAAAACGCTGCTTTTTGTCTGCCTGTAGTAGCAACAGGTCGTATAAGTGCAGTAGCAAACACACAGTCTGATTTACTCTGCGGTTGTATTGCTTGGAACAGTCTGCGCATTGCTGGCGACTCTGCTTGTGTTACGCCGATAACTTCTCCTCTACAAAGCATCTGACTTGTTTCAAAGTCCTGTTCTGGATATGCTTCCAGTGGTGTTTCGCTATCTATTTCCAGTAGTTGACTGAGTCCTCTGTTAGCAAGTATGTCTATTTTTAAATGCTCCAGATCTTCTACTTCATTCTTATCCAGTAGTATTTGATTATCTGCGTTGATTAAACTTTTTGGGATCTTGTGATCAAATACAAGTATGCCTCCGCAGTGTTTTGATATTGCTTTCTTTTTGCCTATTAGTTTTCTTTCGATTCTCATTGCTTCTTCCTTGTCGATGTCTAAATCTTCGTATTTAAAATTGCGAGGAAGTTTACCAGATGCGCCAAGACGGCGTGCCGCTTCTCTACGAGCGCCACGCTCCTTGTAGGTAACATAGTTGCTGATCCTGGCACTTTTGCCGGGCCATTTATCAAATATCCGTTGCATTACAGCAGTTTGTTGCCAATGTGGAAAGTCTATGTCCACATCTGGTAAATCATCTCTCAAAGGATTTAGGAAACGTGCAACCGGTATTTGCCATCTTATGGGATCCACGTCTGTAATACCCAGTAGGTAACAGACGAGACTAGACCCTGCTGAACCGCGAGTCATATGAGTAATGTCACGGGTTAGCGTCAGTACATCGCAAATTGTGAGGAAGTAATCGACGAAACGAAGTTTGAGAATAATCTCTAGTTCTTCGATAAGCCTGTTATGATATTCAGCAT